TAATTTTTAAATCTAATAATTTTATTCTAACTTCTTTTCTTGAAGGAGATATTTCCTTAATAATAAATCTATCTACTGGGTCTCCATAAGTACTATAAGTTTCAGTTCTTTGATCATCACCTCCTTCATTATCACCATCACCTCCTGTTTCAGGAGGTTCAAACTCTTCCGAAGGTACTTCTATTGCGGGTGCGATAGGAAATTGATTTAAGAAATCAAGTTTTAATTTGTAATCACCTTCAGTAAAATTAAAACTTGATAATAATTCATTTGGTTTTATATAAAAATCACTATCATCAATTGGGTCACCAGAAGAATCTAATGGTTGATAAATTTGAAAATCACCAGTAAAAGGCTCATCAAGAGAAAAAGTTATATCTCTATTTATTATTCCATCTACAACACCCGTACCTTGAATTGTAAAAGGTATGGTTGTTTGGGAATCGGCACGGTAACTTGATTCTAAAGCAGAATAAAATATAGCTGGTGTATTTACACCATCACCATTTATATAATTAACAAGATTATTATTTTCGTCAAATACACTTAATCTTACATAATCACGAAGAGCACCAAAAGTTCCATCTTGATTACCACCAGGTGAAATTATATTAAAATCATTATTATTAAAATTATTTTCTATATCAGGCATTTATTACAAAGCTCCGTTTTTATTTCCTGTTTTAGGAAGTTTCATAAAAGAATCTCTTTTCATAGGAATATTCTTTTGTCTTTTTTTAATTTTATAATCACCAATTAAAAATCCTTTGTTTGAATTACCATTTGTATCATTTATAGATTTTCCGTCAAGATTTCCAAGATTTAATTCTAATTTACAACTTTCTTTTAAATCTAAATCCAAATTGTCATCTATAAATATCTGTCCGACTGAAGTTTCCCCCGAAAAACAATAATTTCTATTAATATCCCAATCTCTACAATCCCAATACGAATTATCCGTATATGGATAAAAATCTGTTCCATCTGTTGTTATTGAATCTTGAATACCTAAAAGTTTGTGTATGTCGTATGTTTCTCCATTTTTATCCTTACCAGTATTAAAAAATCTGACTTGTTCTAAATCTACTTTTTTAATTGATTTACCCAATTCATCATTATTTTTAGCATCTGTTAAAAATTTAAAATCAATAACATCTTGTTCTGATATTTTTCCGCTTGATAAAGTATTTCTGATACTTATTTTATATTTTGAATTTTCATCCACTCCACCAATTACAGGAGCTAGATAAGGCCAAGGAATTGTAACAAAATCACCACCACCCAATTCTCCAAAATCAGGATATTGATTTAATGGAATATCTAAAAATATTCTTGTTTCAATGAATTTCCATCTTGCAATTTGTGAGTTTTGATACTGAGTATAGTGAGAAAATAAAACAGCTTTTATCACTTTAATTCCAGGTGTAAAATAATTATGAGTTATGGTATCTGGTGTCGATGTAAATCTATATAAATTTTCTTCTTGTTTTTTTATCATATCACTATTTGTTTGTGGTATATCATTTAAATAATCTTCTGGTTTTTCAAAATTATTATCAACATCATTCCAACTTACAACATAAAATGTATAACCCTCCCACGATTGTTCTGAACCATCATCGAATAGTAAATCACCCGAAATTTCAATATATGGGGCTATACTAAAACCCAATTCTACTGTATTTGGGGCAGAACAAATTTTTCTAGCATTATCATCTTTTTGATAAGCTTGTAAATCATATTCATCATAACCAAGTACTTTAACTCTACTGACAGGTTCAAAATTTCTTTGAAGATCTCCACTGAATGCATCATTATCTTCATCATTAGTATACAAATGCCAATCTATTTGTCTAGTTGGATTTTGATATTTAAATTCTTCAAATAAATTTCTTCTATTAAAACGAAGACCTTCTGCGACAGAAGGCTTAATCTGATCTACTTCTTTTTTTGAATAATCTTCAATAACATCCGAACCATTACCAATTGAATAATCTATACCCTCACCTTCAGGATAGGTTTGAGGTGTTCCAGTTCTTGTATCGAAATACATTTCAAGCTTTTCAACTTTTAATGCTACCTTTTCTGCACCACCTCGGCCACCTCCACCCTCTATAATTTTCAGAGGTTTATCAAAAGTTAATGTGGTGATTTTTCCACTACCACCACCAGTAAATAAAACACTTGAATCAATTTTATAAATACTAAATCTTCTTCTTCTTCTATCTGTTCCCCACCACCTTTTTGCGTTACCTTTTGTTCTGACAACAATGTATATAGATTGATCTACATAACTGAAAATCATATTTTCACCTTCAGGAGTAGTATCTCCTGGATGTGTAAATGCATATTGAGCATTGTAATTCGCTAGTGCTCCATTTACATCAAGTGTATAAGTTGGGTTACTATCTAAATCTTTAAAAATTTCATTTTCTTTTAGAACCTCACCAATACCCCTACCTTTTCTTCTTCTACTATAACCTCTTCCAAAAAATCTCGCAGTTATTGGTGTAGCATCAGGATCTTGGCTTCTTAATTGGTCTGTCATATATTTTCCAAATGTACCATCACAACCACTTGTTCTTTTTAGTAGAGCTGCATCTATTTCACCATAGTTCATTTCTTCAGGAAGTTTAGATGATATACCAGAGTCTTCCCAAGTTATGTTGTCAAACATCCAAGCATTAACGGTAACATTTTTTATATCATGCCTAACACCATTGTTTTCAATCTGTAAAGAATTAAATTTTACCAATGAACTAACTGGAAAAGCTATACCATATTTAAGTATTTGTTTATTTAATTCATCTTCTTGAACTAATGAATATAATTGTGAATTATTAAATTTATCTAAGCCAGGAGGTAAACCATCACTTTCCAATAGTTGGGGTGGAGCATCATCATCATAATAAAAATATTGTCCTCTAGCATCTGTTGATGGGAAGTCTTTTAATAATTGTTTTTTCATTAATATGCTCCATCCTTTTTAGATGTTCTGATTCTATCAACATTTTTTATATTTTTTGGTTCATTTGTTTTTTTATCAAATTTTGGTTTATAATCATTTAAAACAAATCCGTTATTATCATTTCCAGATCCATCTCCAAAAACATTTGTTTGTAATTGGTCGTTATAAATACTTATTATCATTGACTGGTCTTGGAATTGTTCAGTTGTTACATTAGAATCAACTGGAAATGGTATATTATCAAAAGGATAATCATAATCACCACCAGGAGAAAAATTACCATCTGCAGAACCAAATTTACCATATTTGTCATATTTAGGTAATACAGGATAATAATAATTAGGATTTTCAGGTAAATCATTATTTGTTTCAAGCCATTCTTGTTCTGTTCCTAATGTATTTCTATTAGTGATATCAAAATTTTGAGGAATTATATTTTTCCAATATCTTGGATTACTTGGATTCCCACTTTGAAAGTCAGCACAATCACCTGGATTTAAATCTTCAGTTGTATAATTTATTAAATCATCACCACTTAAATCTCCAACCAATAGTTGTGCTCCAAATGTATATAAACCATCATTATAAGTTACAGTATTCTCTGTTCCTTCATCTATGACTTCTCTCAATGATATCCAATCTATAGATATTGAACCTTCATTACCCTCATTAGTACCCCTAAGTTCAATTGTAAGTTCTCTGTAATAATCGCTTTCTCTACCCCCATCAGGAGTATTTACATTATCAGATGTAAATCTAAATTCAAGTATGCCTGTTTCTATATCTCCTGTTTCTTGGTCACCTAAAAGAACTATATCATCATTAATATAACTATTATCACCACCAAGTAACACTAGCAAGACCTCACCAGATACAATACCGCCACCAAAAATATTTTGAATGTCTATTTTAAGTATCCATTCTGTTTGATACGGTGCTCCATCAAACCCATGTACTTGAGTTAGTGTAGGATAATTACCATCCAAACCAAAGGGGAAAAATACATAACCATCTTCAGCATACGCTCCATTTTCAAAAATCCAATAGTCAGCGAAATATTCATCAGCTGCTTCTCCAGTATCATCTTCTGGATTCCTATACACATCTATATCTCCATTATAATCCAATGTTTGTGTGGTATCATCACTTGTACTATACTTCGTACATTCATATGTAGTGTATGAACCTTCAAATTGTGGATTTAAACACTTTCTAACATAATCATAATCAACGCCGGCTAATTCACAACAAGCTTCAGGTGTGTATTCTACATCATCGTTCATAGCTTGTTGAGTGGGTGTAAAATCAAAACAACTGTCATGTGGATGATTAAGTCTATTCTTTAATGCACAAGCATTATCAGTATTTCTAATACCTATAATTCCATTAACTTGATTATCACAATATCCACCAGCGAATTCGACTTCTTCAGTATAAGTCGTACCACCAGGTAAAGTAACTATTTCCATTGTAGTTGGAGTACCCGTTGGTGGTTCACCAGTAGAAATATCTGGTCTGTTGAAGATAGTAGCCCACGGCCCTACATCTTGAACATTAACTGTACCATCTTCATTAATGTCAAATTTTTCATAACAATTCGGATATGGTAAAGTTGATAAAAAGTCTTGACTAATATAATAGTCAGAAGAAGGACTATCAAAATTACCAAATTCAATTATATCATCACCGAGAGTTTGATAATCAGTTAATACACTTTTACCAAATGGTGTAGTAAATTTAAGTGTAAGTAAATTACCATTTTCAATAGGAGATTGTGGTGTGAAAGCTGTGTCAATTCTTACCCATTCATCATATATAATTTGATCATTTGGTATACTTTGTAATTGTAAAACATATGAATTTTCTGAAGCACCTGTATACCAATAACAATTACCTGAACACATATCTTCATTGATGGCCTCCCAACATGTTGATGCACCACCACCTAAAGCTCTGACGCAATTACCATTATATGCGTCGTCTCCACTCCAATAACATCCCTCTGTAGTATTACAAGTAGCATATGGATGACCAAAACAATACTGGTTATCCATTTGCACTTGACCCCATAAACCACTACCATCTTCATTTCTTCCATTAGTTAGTGCGAATGTAAATAACTTATTTGCACTACCTAATGGGTGACAATGTGCATATTGGTCATATTGCCAATAATTAAAGGTCTTACCATGACTGTCATGCCACTCTGTTCCAGTTTCGTTGTTGTTCCAAACACTAGTCGCCCAATCATTTGGGACTGCATTCTCAAAATCATTAAAAGCACTAGTGTTTTCCACATAAGCAGTTTGAATATGTCTTAGTACTAAATCATCTCCGTTGTTGTATTGTACAGTTCCATTACATCCCCCATCAGAACATTGAACCGTATAATCACTAACTCCTTCGGAACACGGACGACCATCTTCACAATGGCCATAAGGAATATAAATATGAGTGGAATATGTATAAACTTGGTCGTATCCTAAATCTGGTGTATTAATAGTTGTTCCTACATTTTCGAATTGAGGATAAACATACGCCCATTGACCAGAGAAATGAGGAGGATCAGCACCTAAATAATTTTCAACTCTAAACATATGCCCAAATCTAATTGGATTTGGATCAGTATAGTTTTTATTAAAAATTTTAGTTACAGAACTTCCGAATGGTGACATAATTTCATCATTATTAACTTGTCCATAAGAGTGTTTCATATAATTTACACCATACTCTGGATTTCCTAATGGTATTAAATCCACTTCTGTTTGGTTATTATCACAAGTGAATCCGAACATTTGATATATTGATTTTGGTTGATTAAAATATCTTATATCGGTTAAATCCATACTACCTAAAGTTTTTCCTAATCGCTCTCCATTTGTCGCTATTCCACCATATATTAATTCACCACCGCCATCAGGTTCACTATATCTTGCTTCTTTAAATGCTGGTAATATTTCAAACTTGTCTTCATAAAATGAATCCATTTTATCTAAAGCTAATTCTGTTTTTAATTTATCACTTTCTTTTTCAAAATACACTGATGTTTTTGTAGAACCACAAGCTTCATTACCTGATAAGTAGAAATAATCATTTATACTCATACTTATTCCATCCGAATCTCCTATTAAAACAGTAGTTCCATCTTCACAAATGGCCTTTATTTGAGATACATTTTTTATAGGATAGCCTGTACCAATTTGTGAAGAAAAATCAAAGTCACAATCAACAATGGATAAATCATCCCCACTATCAATAGTTTCAAAAATTCCAAATTGAGTTAAATAACCAGCTAAATAAAATTGTTCAGCATTATACCAAAACCCATTTCCTCCACTACCTTCATCTAACATAAATTCAACTTTTTTACATGTATTACCAATAAACCCAACTTGTCTTTTTATATTTTTATAGTAAGAACTTTCTGAAGATATTCCACCAATAACAGGTGATAAGTTTTTATAAGGAATATATGAGAACCCATCTTCTGAACCAAAGTATGTAAAATCTTCATCCAATCCTTCATTGATATTAATTCTAACCGTAAATTTTTTATTATGTATTACACCAAGTGGTAAATCATGATTAGGTGTTCCGTCATCATTTTTACTTGGCCTTGTTCTTAACATATAACCTGTTACTTCATAAATACCTGATTTTGTATATGTATGATAAACCGCAACATCATTTCCAAGTCTTAATGGTTCAGTTGTATATTCTGGTTTAGAACCATCACCCCAATCAATATCATATAGATAAAAACGACCTCTTCTATAATCATTTGCGATTAATTCATATCCAAATGTTGCTTCTGGATTATCAAATCTATTAACTAATGAACTCTCTCTATCAAAAAGTTGTTCGTGATGAAATCTTGGATAAAAATAAAATTGTGCTTCCAATGGAGCAGTTGTATCATTGTAATGTTGTAATTGTCCTTCAATCAATGGGTCGTAATATTCTGTTAATGAACCAATACCATATTCACCTTCACCCTTTTTCGCCCTAACATCAACATCAGGAATAAATTCACCAGTTTCTTTTACAGAGAAATCATCAAGATAGACATTTCCATACATATTTTCATATGAATTATCACCATTAACTTTGGGAGCTCCCCAACTAGTGTATAAAAAAAGTGGGTGGAATTTTCTTTCACTTGGAATATAATAAGTGTCATAATCTAAATTAAAACTAAATTCAAATTTTTCCCATTCATCTAATACTGTATTTTTAAATCTAGCTGAAGCACCTGTGTATACATTTTGCTTCTCACCCGTATGTATTGAATTTAATTCAGCTTTTGGCCAATTATGATAAGTGTTTTCTCTTAAATCGTGGTCAACTTTGCTGATTCCTATTTCTATTTCTGGAAAATCAGGATTATCTAAATCTTCCACTCCATGACTATCGGTTAGCATCCAAAAACTAACTTTTAAATCAGGTGTAGATTGTATATCGTGATAAAATATATCAGTTGCTTCATCTTTGTCCAGTAGTTGTTGTTGTTGAGTTAAAAACATATAAGGTTCTATTTTTATTCCACTTCCAGCTGCTTCCCATCCCTGTACTACTTTTAAAGCTTCTTTCCAAGAATCATCAAATTCATTACCATCTTTATCTTTTAATGTTATAATATCTGCACCATAAAAATTTCCGTCTGAAGATTCCCATTGATAATATTGTGTTGGCATATTTGCGTATGTTTCATTGAACCAATCATAAAACTTTCTATTGGCATGAAAATTTAAACAACCTCCACCCGAGTGACACTGTGGATGTACTCCAGCATCTAATGGTGTACCACCACCAGTATCTTCACTTCTTTTTGTTGGCCCAAATTGCCATTGGCTACCACCTTGATCAAAAATGTAACTATATTCTGCTCTTTCTCGAACCCACGCAGGTAATACTCCTAAACTTACAAGATTACCCCAATAAACTCCTGTTGCATATTGTCCTTGAAATTTCTCCATACCACCTTTACCACTTGGAGTACCATTTGATCTTTGGTGTTGGAATGGAAAAAATGTACCACCAGCCATATCATCCAACCCATTATAGTTAGGTAAATATATATTATTACCCATAGAACTATAATGTCCCATATATCTATACCAACCAATCGAACTGTCATAATTACCTGATTGAATAAAATAATCATCATTATCATCATCAACTCCATCATAATAACCTTTAATACGAGCTAAGCCCCAACCCCCATCAGGAGTATATGAATCCTCTCTTATGTTTGCTTGTTGATGTGGTTTATGACTATATCTAGCTTGTCTTGAAGGATAATTTGGATACCAATAAGAATCATTGTGAATAGTATCATTATATTGCATCCACATGTCAGTATAACTTGCTCCATCTTGAGTGGTTTTTACACATACACCACATTCGTAAGGACTCCAATGAATACTACCATTACTATAATTATGATTTCCCGGAGGAGCACAAGTGCCTTGACCAGGATTAAAACAATCTTCATTATTAGGACAATCGTCACCAACAGTAGTCCAACCATTCCAATGTTCTTCATCAGTATCACCATCATTGTCGTGATCATGTGATATTATGTTGGCTGAATATTTCATTTTACAAGGTCGAAGAGACCCAATATACCAATAAGATTGGGGCCTTATGTGGTCTAAAACATCATCATATGTTTTAATTAATTGTCCATTACCATTTGTTACGAAATTGGTAAGTGGATATTGTTCAAATTCTTCACCTATATCAAAAGTAAATTCTTCAGAAGCTAAATTATCTTCCTCATAATAGAATAAACCCAATGACGGCCTTTTATCTAAATTAGCACCAAAATGATATTGTTTATTGTTCGGATAACTTCTTATATGATTTGACGCATATTTGCAAGCATCAATGCCCGATAGATGAAAATAATCATTAGCTCTGTTTATCTGACCTGTGGCTATCTCATCGGGATAATTAATCGTGTCACCATTACCAGTATCACCAATTAAAACCGTTGAACCGTCACTACACCTAGCTCTTACTTTACTAAATGGATAAAGATTAAAATTAAGTATTGTTTCACAAGTGATTGCTTTTTCAGTAACATCTGCACTTGGATGTTCCGATGCTGGATACCACAATCCGTCTCCTGAACCAGCAATGTTTTGAAAAGTCATAAGTTCAATATATGAACATATGTTTTCATCAACGATTTCAGGTCTTAAATCTATTCCACTAAATGAATCAAATGAAGAATCTAATTGTGGATTTAAATCTACATCAAAATCTCCTACTCCAAATCCTCCTCCAAATTGAAGTGTTCCTGTAATGAAGAAATTTATTGTCGCTTTACCAACCCCACCATCAAATGTATTTAATAAATCTGAACCCTCACCATTATAAGCCCAACCATGCATGTGGTCACCATCAAAGTCATTTAAATAACCTTCAGACTCATCAAAATTTGCAGGTTGGGGTAATCGTGTTGCATCCATATAAGCATTAATTATAGATTGTTCTGGCCAAGGTGTTAGACTAAAATACTCAATTTTCCAAGTAGTGTCGAAAGGAATGTATGGGTCATATGAGTAATTCCCATAGTCAATCATATATCGTGTATAGTCAGCTTCATTAAAGTTAGCATCACCATCACCATAAGTTGGTTGTTCATAAACTTCACCCATTGGACCACCACCATTAAGTTGTAAATTGTTTAAACGCCAATAGTAATCTTCATATTGTTGATATGGACTAGCTTTAAAATAATTTCCCCAGTGATGCATCATTGGATGTCTTTGGTCATTATCCTGCGCATTATAACGAGCGGCTCCATTTAGATACATTTGTTCATCAAATTCCCAAGCCCAATAATTGAATGGTAAAAGTCTTTGTGTCGATTGAAACTGTATGTTATCTTGACCCGCGCCAAAATTCCAATTTGAAAATACTGACTGAAATTTACAAGGCATTGGATAACCATCAGGACAAATTCCATCTCGTTCATCAGCATTATGATCCTGAGCACTAGGACCACCAGCTTGATCAAGAGCATGAACACCCATATGTGTCCATAAATAGTATGCATGACTGTTCCACCAACTCCATTTATTTCTTGCGTCATCATTGTAAACGGAGCCACCACCAGCATATTCATAATTATTACCGTATTGATAAAGTTTTGTTCCTTCGAACCCATCTAAATAGATAAGAGATTTAGCGGCACTAAAATCTTCATAGAACTGTAAATCTCCACCAGTAAAATAATCAGTCATTAAAGTTAAAAACTTTTGTCGTCTGAGTTCTTTTTCAACGGTTGAATTAGGCATAAAATAATGTTTTATTTCATATTTTAATTTTGCTTCAACTTCCATGTCAGCTGGAGCTGGAGTAACTAAAAGGTGTCCATATTGTTCATTGAAAGTATTCCCATTATAAGTATCATATCCATCATCGGGTGTAGTGGGGACAATATCCGTTATATCAATATATAGATAATTTTCTCCCACACCAAGAGGAAAAGTAGTTCTAACACCATCAATTGATTCAAAATAAATATTTTCAAATCTATCTTGTTCACCTAAAGGTACATCTATTATTAAATATTTTCTATATACATCCCCCACCGTTATTTCAAATTGTTGTTTAATAAAATTAAAAGTGTCATTGTCAGGAAAATTTGCAACTACTGGGTATGGTACATCTTCTTGATCTGGATTTACCTCTAGTGTTACAATATCTCCATTTGGTACATATGGTTTGATTTTTGGAGTTTCAGGATTAGTTCCATCTACACCATCATATTCACCATAAAGCCATTTAGAATAATGTGATTCAAAATGATTTCTTGCACACATAATTGGTCCAAAACCACTTAATGTATTTGTTCCAAACCTACCATCTCTTCCTTCTTCTCCTTGATATTGTGGAGGACATCTACCGGGCCAAACTAATTCTTTAGCCTTACCATTATATAAATCATCTATGTTCTCAAGTTCTGAATATTGAAGTTGATTGTTGTCATCGCCACCCCTTTTAATACCACTAACCATAATTGGTGGTGGTGATTCGTCGCCCGCATTCTGATCATATATGGGATAAATTTTTTCACTGGTGATATAATCTGAATGCCATTTAACACCGTAACGCCCCATAACGCTATCACAATCTCCACTGTCAATTTCATCTTGACTACACGGGAATGTCGAATCGTTAAACGCTATGTCTGTACTCCATGAATCAGCAAAAGTCTTATAAATTATGTCGCGTGTGTGCTCATATCCAGTTCCTAAATAATCCTCAGGACCCCAAAACAGAGTTTCTAAATAATCATTTGTTTTTTGTTCAACATTAAAATTATACTCTAACATACTAGTATAACCATATATCCCAATACTGGTATCAAAAACAGAACTTGGTAATCTAGGATATGAAGTTGATTCGTACCTATTACTACCAAAAGTAATATCTTTAGCATCTTTATTAAACAATATAATGTTATCTCTAACTGATAACACATTACCACTACCAGAAGTTTCTGTTAAATTAATATCAAATAAATTCTCATCTTTAAAATCTTTCCAAGTTAAACCAATTATATTTTTCTTTTCAGGATCTAATTCCTGCCCACCCATAATACATAATCTCGGGTCGTGGTAAATATTAAATTGACTTGCATTATCAAAACCGTATGCATGTCCAGTATCAACTTCATATAATATTGGATCTCCAAATGGGTGGCCTCCCTCATCATAAGCTTCATTTCTTGGATATCTATCTATTATCATTTGTGCTAACTGATATTCACCAACACAATTTGATGGATATACACCATCAGGTAGTTCAGTTTCACTAATACCTAATGTCTGAGAATCTAAATCACCAAAAATCGAATCCATAAAACCAAATTGATTACCTGGACTATCACTTTCCGCATAATTGTTTTGTTTAGCCCAATTAATAAAATCTGTTTTAAAATTACCAACAGTATTATGACCCTTACTTGAATCTCCACATAGACAAGCTCTAACATATGGATTCTGTGGAGACCCTCCCTCGTCTCTGACTTCATCACTCGAATCATCTTTAACTCCTAAATCAAAAACTTTAAAGTTTTTTATATAACCAGTCCAATTTGTTTTTTTAAATTGAATTAAAAATTGATTATCTAAAGCAGCATCGAATGTAATTTCAAAACTTTTAGATTGATTTATTTGAGGAAATGTGTCTGATACTCCTTCCATATTACCTATGGTGTAGAAAGTAAATGGGATATCATCAATACCACCTTGAAGTTCAAAGGATGCTTCATTACTAATGTTGTCTGGAATGATATCAAAAGTAATTTTATATTGGTGATCATTAGTAGTTGTAGCGTATTCTTTTGAGTATCTTAAAGACTCAGGTGCTTTTTCTGTTATCAATATGTTTTTTTCAGAACCACCTTGATAAGTGTATGTGCTACCAATTTCGATAGAAAATAATGGTTGTCCCGTATCACCACCTATAATAACTGGATATGGTTGATTGGTTAAATCAAATAAATCTTGTTCTCCACCCAAGTCACTACCGAGTGATGGTGTATCATCATATGGTGGATAAGTCGTATCATCAATGATATCAGTATATTTTTTTTCAGAGGCCATTTTAATTTACCTTAAATCCTCGAGCTCTCAACAAATCTGTTTTTGAAATAATTTCCACTTTACATTTAGCTCCATATCCAGAGTAATGAGTATATACACCATCAGTGAATTTATTACCATTCCAAAAATCAAAATCGTTTTTGAATCCAGTATATGAAAAAGATTCCTCTTCTAATATGTTTGGATTAAATGTCGCACAAATGAAATACCATTCAGAATAATTTATAGGTATTCTTGTGTTTGTCATTAATCCAAATTCGTGGTCAAATTCATTTTCATTATCCCATTTTCCCAACTCTGGTAAACCATCTCTTCTATTAAGAAAAGGCATTCCACTGTGAGAACCTCTTAATTTACTTTCATCTCTTACAACTAACCTAACAAAGCGTTCAGCAGTATCTTGACTAAAAAATCCTTCAGATGGTGGAGAGTTGTCATAAGATAAACCAAGTTGATTCCCATCCATAAATATTTCACCCCAAGTATTTTGGGGAACTGAACCGAATCCTGTTTTTGTTGGAGTATCATCTTTTTGTATTATATATGTTTCTAAAGCAAATCCATACCCATCAGTATTTAATGGGTTACCAAAATTAAACAATGTTCCTTGTGATGATTTATCTAAAAATCTAACCCACATTGTAATGGTAAATCCATCTTGTTGCCAAGTTGGATTATCTGGATTTAAACCTTGTATAAATTTATTATCTGTATTTCTTACAATGATACCTTGATTTAAATCTCTAAATTTTAAGTATCCACTTGATTGATTTCTATATTCAGGTCTTTCATCTCCAGGAGGTGGAAGTTCTTCATCTATATCTACTAAATAAGAATTTAATTCATTTCTTAAACCTTCGAGTGTATATTGAGTATTACCTTCATTAGCCCACGATTGTAATCTTGTAATGAATGCGTCCTCCTCTTGAATACCCACATCAGGTGTTTCTTGTGCTGCTGATATGTCGTGACTTTCATAATAATCTTCCGCACTAAAATCTTCACCAACAAATCCTTCCTCATCAAGTTCGAAATCAGGTACAGCACCTTTTAGATTATTCCATTCGTTGAAAAAATTAATAATTCTTTGTTGACGAAAAGTTATACTTGGTAATAATTCAAATATCGTTGTGTCTAAATACTCTTCTGCTAATCCAATTTCAATGTCTTGTGTTAATTTTTGCAAACTCATAAATTGACTTAAATTAACTGGATTACCAGTATCAGAATTATAAAATATTTCAGTAACAGGATATTCTTCGTCAGATGCTAAATCGTGCATTATTATTTCTTGTAATACAGGTGGGTCATCATCACTAAATGAAATTAAAAAATCAACTTGACCAATATCATCTGTAGATAATTGGCTAACAAGTGATTGAAAACTTTCTGGATTTGGGAAGTCTTCTTTATTAGCTTGTTCGTCTGTTTGAAATAAAATTAGTTTTTCTTGATTAGTTCTTCCAAGTTCAATTAAACCACCTCTGATTGTTTTTTGATTTTGTTGGACAACCGAAGTATTTATCTTTTCATTGGAAATTAACTTATCAGCTAACTTATCTAAAACTTGTTCTACTGTAAGTGCCATACTTAACTCCTCTTAACTATAAATTCAAAGTCATCATCAAATATTTGTTCTTGGCCATCATCAGTTTTTAATTTTAATTGTATTTTATAAACTCTATCAGGATAAAATCCATCTAAAAATTGATTAAAGTAATTTCCATTCTCATCACAACTCATTGAAGTGAATCCACTGAATGGAACAATGAACTCATCAGTCGCAACATCTTTAATCGCATAAGAACCACTAGCTTCAGGTATGTATGAACCAGTTACGGTTTGAACTGATGTATTGAAAGTTTTTTGAATATATCTTTTTCGTGCACCAACTCTAAACTTTACTCTCTCACCTACTTTGTAACTTTCTCTCATTCCTTTCATAAATAAAAAGTTATCAGCCAATCCACTCATTGTTAATTCATTCAATGAACCAGTGTTTGAACCAGTACAAGGTAAATGGTCATCCCAACGAATTTCTAATTTTGGTGAAAAAATAGTATGAGTGTGTCTTGAAAAGAATTTTAAATGTCCAAATGTGGTAGAATCCGTTTCTTGACTACCACTAAAACGAATCATCATTCCATAGTTTTCTTCAGCACCAGAACCAGTCATCCACATATTCACCATATCAGTAACATCCGCCTCAACATCAGCTGATTGATTAGTAAAAGTTTGTGTAGAGGAACTTATAACTAATGTCCCAACTGAATTTAGATAGGGTGGTATTTCAGGTTTAGGAGTTCCACTTGAACCACTTTGCCATTGAACAGCTGTTCCACCAACTGGATTTGAGCGGTTTTCCCAACTACATCCATTTGTAGTTTTAGGATTGTCACCAAACTTACCAGTACCCTCAACCCAAGATTGTGATATCGGCTGTATAGCTAAAGTGTAGTCTCCAGTTATTTCTGAATTACCTTCCGTCTCATAAAGTCTTAAAAAGAATCTTGGATTATGTATATCTTTTTTAACAATTGATTGTGACATTTCTGTAAATTCTGCTCCACCAAACTGAACTAAAGCTCTTGTTTGAAAGTTAAATGAATTGTTAAAAAATTCTTTTTTGACTTCAAGTATTTGGTCTCTTCCAAAGTTTTGGTCTTTAAAAGATTCGCCTGTTATGGTTGATGAACCACTTGAAATCCAAGTGTCTTGTGTTGGAAAAATAAAATGATGCATTATCTAACTACCCCCTTTACATTTGTTCGTGGATTTTTTAGTTCAAATACAGCTGGAGTTTGTGGGTTTGGTGGTAATATAAATCCATTATTTAAAGCGTCTTCGAAATTATATGCATAACCATAACCTGTAGTTCCATTTTCTAATATCTGACCAGTAGCACCGTCCCAAGAATACAAGAACAATGGTTCAGCTGAAAAATCATCTCCCCCATTAGGATTGGTTGTCTGAGTTAAAGTTACATAATTCACAGCTCTAACTCCATCAATACCCATTAAATCATATTCTAATTGACTTACTACAATTGGTTGATTAAACTGCATTTTTTCTATTTTAAAATAATCTATAATTCTTTGAATACATCTTAATTTAACTTGTTCTTTATTAGCATATTGATGAGCTACCACATCAAATATCACACCGAAGTTTATAATGTATCCATCTTTAATTGCAACTTCATCTGTTAGTAATTTAAAATTACTTAAATAATTTGATAAATTTGTATTTAAAATTGTAGGTGTTCCATCAGTGGCATCTGGTAATAAACCACCACTACCAGCTTGTCCATTGCCAACTAAATTTTTATTTTTGTCGTATGATAGAATATTAACAGATATAGATGATAAATTAAATACACCTAAATTATCCTCATAAAGACTAATTGTAGATTCAGCTTCTTGAAGTTTGCTAAGTACAACTCCATCAAGAAGAATCTCATAATTATTTTCAAGTGCACTAATGTAAGTATCTTTTTGTGCCTCTGTTTGTGGCCACAAAGCATCAAAATTATTTTTTTGAGTTTGATAAGTCTCTATTGCCTGTTCTAATATACTTTCTGCAATTTGAAGATTTGTTACTGCTTCAGAGAACGCGTCAAGTGCGTCTTGTTGGGGTGCGTCACCTTCTTTACTTCTCGTTACAATAACTTTAGCTATACTACCAAATCGTGATTGCATATTTAAAGTTCTAGCTTCATAATCTTCTTTTGTTACACATCTGTTTTGTGTTGTAAAAAATGCTCTTGCTTTTTCTCTTATTTCATCAGTATCTTCTTTATCAGCACCACCCCGTGCAGGTGTTTCATTTGTAACAGCACCAGGATTTAAATTAGCACCACCATCTATTAGTTTTGTTGGACTACCTATTACTTGAGTTAAATCTCCAACGGCAGCATTCGAAGATATACCACCACCCACTCTATAAGTTATAGTTAAAGTTGTTTGAACAGGAGTTTCACCCAATGTTGAATACTCATCACCTAATAATGGGTCGATAGCTGTATCTAAATCATTTGTTTGTCCTGGAATTATTATTCCTAATTGTTCTAAATCTATAAAACTTTCATCAAGTATTGAACCATTTTTTAATATACCATTACCAAAAACAAGTGATGTTGTGTTATCATTATTCGTTTCACGAGTAAATCTTTTTGATGTTGTAATGTATTCTAAAGAATATGGAACTGGAACATCAGATGTGTATTCTTCCCCATCTATATTGGTATAAGCGTGATCTCTTAACTCGTCTGCAGTATAATGTTTTTTTACAGGTACTTTATCTTGAGCTAAAAAATCAACTTCATACCACTCATTATTGTTTGAATCTTTACAAGATATAATATCAATAACATTTGTTTCTGGTAAATTTATTCTTCTAAACTTTTGTGGTGATGTTATTGTAAAAGTTTTTGTTTTAGTTTCAGCACTTATGGCTCTAACTTTTCTCGTCAATGTATAATGAGTTATTAAACCATCAGTTTCTGCATCTATAATTGGAACACTTGTATCACTCGGTTCATTGAAAGAACCAGTTGTTCTAAAATCAACAACATCAAGAGTTTCAAAAAACAAATCACTATTGGCTGTCGATTGAACTTTTATTCCCGAAGAAAAAGTACTACCATTAGTGTAATCAACATTAGCCCTATTAGCTGATGACGCATTGACATCTGATTTAAATGACAATTCAACAAACGATGGGACAATTGGTTTTACATTGTATCCCAACATCTTAGCCATATTGATTATATTTCTTCTCTCTTCAGCGAGAGGTAACATCATTTCACGATATTGTTGGTCGATATAAAAAGATGTTACATCACCAACATACGCTGACATTTCCAATAACATCATACCAGGTGATGTTTCATTAAAATCTTTATATGTATTTGGAAAATACGCTTTAGCGTAATCTACTAAAGATTGTTTTAACGCAGTAAAATCTTTATTCAAATAATTTACATTTGATTCTTTAAATTCTTGTTTTCCATATGTCGGCATTATTTATTCTCCATTAATATCCACCACCACCCGCGGTAGAAACTTCTCCTGTTTGTTCGCTCACATCTTCAGTAACAGCTATTTGAACCGAATCTAATGTATCAGGATCTTGTTTTATATTAAACACAATGTTAATTGAAATCATATTAAAACTATCATTACTTTTTAATTCTATATTTCTAACTTCAACAAATGGTAACCACTTCCTAAATACAGATAATATGTCTTCTTGAATTTGAGCCAAAGTCCCACTTGTAATTTGATTAAATAAATACTTTCTTAAATTTATACCAATATTTGGTTGCATTAACCTTTCACCTTGATTGGTGTTCAATAAATTTCTTATATTATTTTTTACTGCTTCAATAGTTGTTGAAGTCGATGCGAAATAACCATCAATACTGTTACCCTTACGAATTGGTAAATCAATACCAATTCTAATATCGGTATTATTATCTTCAATATATGGTTTTCTTGATGTATCTTTTATAGCCATTATAATATGTCCTCAACATCCTCTCTAATTAATTTTACAGTTGTAAATTGTCTTTGTCCATCTTCATCTTCAACATCAAATGAATCTTGTGAATCTGGATCTCCACCAATAAATGCATATCCAGTAGATTCTAACCCACCAACATCCTTTCCTAAATCCAATCCTGGTAAGTTAGCTCCAGCTTCCAACAATGGTTGTATAGCTTTTTTAAGAGCCGCCTCCAATGGTTCAACTAACGGAGCTGCTCCTGGTATTTTTTTTATGGTGTCTAGTATTGGAGCCTTATCACCAAGTAAAGTTTCAAGAGCTATATCAACAGGTAAATCAGGACTTTTTAAATCCTCAACTATAACAGGAGCATTTAATTGAGTAATTCTAAATTCAGCTTGTGTTAGAAAACTTACTATAGCCTCTTTTGTTAATTCAGCCTCAACTTCAATTGGAGAACCTTCCGATGTATCTATATCTTCTTCTTTCGCACCAGCAGCTAAAGCTGATTGGGCTTTAGCTTCTATTAAATCATCTTTTAATCCCATTATTATTTTCCGTATTTTTGTTGTTGTTTTTCTTCAGTTCTTTTTAAAACTTCTCTATAATCTTTATTAACAAATTGACTCATTGGGTCACTTGATGGAACTTGTTGTGGTGTATCATTCATCATGTCACCATAATTTCTACCAACTAATTCATTCATTCTATCTGAAGTATATTCACTACCACCCAATGTTTTCCAATCACCGTCTTGAGCTGTTTCATTAAGCACATCATTTAAAATTTTATTAGATGTAAAACTACTATTCTGTGTTCTCTTTTTTGGTGTCATTGGTTTTTCAACCTTGACTGGTTTTTTTAATTCAGTTATCACTTCTTGAATTGCCATCGCAACTTCTTCTCTAACGATTTGTCTTATTGTTTTTTTCTTTTTCATAATTACCTCTTATTGTGTTTCTCTTCCATTTGGTTCAATTTCATGATATTGACTTTTTACGGCCTCCAATTTTGTTCTCAATGGTGTTAATGCATTTGTAAGTGGTTGTCCAAGATAACCTAATGCTAAAGGAAAATATTGGTTTGATGTTGTTCCCTCTAATATCTTAAATAATTCATCAATAACTTCAACCAATGCATTTCCTAAAACCATCGGCTCCATCTTACCTTTATTTGTTTCTTTATTAGGGTCACCTATAGATACCTTATCTGATTCAATTATTAAATTTTTACCTGTTGATATTGACATATGGTTACCCGCTCCTATATGAATATTATTCCTCGATGATAAATAAATATCTCCTTGAGGTCCTTTTGAATTAAATATAATTCTATCAGAATGTATTAACACTTGATTTTGACGAGGAGATTGTCCATAATCGTATAGTAATGGATTTATATCATCTACTTGATTTATAGATTTAACAACCATAGCTATATGTCTTTGATTTCCTTCAGCTAAATCAGACGCAAATTGAAAACCATTAATTTTTTCTATGTTCCAAGTTGATACATCATCTGGATTGGGTTTAGATACTATCCTATCATATGAACCAAAATGTTGAGATAAAGATCCTCTACTGGTAATACTTATTATAGTTCCATCGGCTAAACTTTCATAATGATTTTTAGAGTATCTACCATTAGAAATAAAAATGTAAGGATTTTTAGATCTACTTCCAATTCTTAAACTATTCCCATGTCTCCCCTCAAACATCATATCACCATGCGTTTCATTTATTGCAGATTTACCTTCAACAAATTCATCTAAAGTAGGATTAGGTCTTTTATTAACTCTATTGGTTCTAACTTTTTTAAAATTTATTGATTGTCCTTTTGCAGTTAATTTTTCTTCTGCTGTAGGTTCGTAATCCTCTTCTGTTGTATATGGATATTCGGGCTTAATTAAAATGTCTTCATTAAAGTTAGGACTATTGGCAGTATTTAAAGGGCCTAAATAATATTGATGAGGTCCAATTTTACAAAGTAAAACTGGGTCTCCTTTTGCTGGGACATCAACCATACCCCTCATCAATGGGAAATATCTGTCACGAGACGCGTCTACATTAGCTCTTCTTTTTTTAGCACCCTTATAAACATGAGGTAATGCAATAATTGAATTTACAAATTCCGCTCTATTATATCCATATAAACTTTTATCAGATGTAACAACATCAGTTACATAGCCTGGTACAAATTGTAAATAAAAAGGTACAGCTGTTGGACTAAATAAACCTGGAATTTTGACTTTATCTGATGTTGTAAATAATGACGCCATTAATTTTTTCCTGTAATATTGATTGTTTTATCTTTTATACTTTCAAGTCTATCACTTTCATTTTGTAAATCTTGAACTGTATCTTGAAGTGTTCCCATTAATTCTTCTTTTTCAGCATCTGACAATAACATAGATTCATCAGATTCACCTTGTGATTTAGAAATAATTCTTTGTAATACACCAGCTAGTTTAACGAGATGTTCATCATTTTTAACTGCAGTGTCCATATATTCTTTTATAATAGGAGCCACCATAACCACATCATCTATGGTTGTAATGAATCCATGTATCTCTGATATTAACAAATCTATTTGAGTTTTACGCTTTGTTGTGTTTTCATAAATATCTTTTGTTAAATCTTGAAAGGTTTTACCTTCGAATATTTCTTTTTCATTTGACATACAATCTCCTCTGAATGTATTTATTCATATATAAATATTAAATTTGTAAGAAATTGTTTGAAATAAAAAACCCTCATTTAAGAGGGTTTAGTTATTTAAAAAAATGAGCCACTTTTCATTGGAATAATTGTCCCACTTGAGTGATATTCATTTGATAATTTTTTATAATGTTTTTTTAAGGTATTAACAACTGATGTTATTTGTGATGTATTTACATCTGTCATTTCTCTAATTAAAATATAAAGAGCTTTTTTATTAAAGTTTTCGATTTCATCTATTTGTTTTATTAAATCTAAAATAGAGTAGGCTATATTTAAATCTCTTTGTTTTTTAAATATTCTTGGTAGATTGTTTTCAAAATAATTAACGATTTCAATTGTTAATTGTTTATAATCAGAATCATCTTGGTTACCCATATTTTTTTCTTTGTCTAAAACATCCATACCATCGTGACTTTTTAATTTTTTATAATTGTTATTATTATGAAGAATTAAATAATTTTTAGCAACAACTGAAAAATAACTAAATGCCTTTGAACCCTTTGTGTGGTCATATTTATGCATATTCATTACCATAAAGGCTACTACCTCGTGTTTTATATCTTCAAACCCATAATCAAAATAAGTAAATTTAAAAGTATTTATTATGTTTTCCGCTAACTTGTCAAAAGCTGCATGTATTCTTGTACCATAAATTTTATTTTTTTCAGTACTACTCAACGAAGAATTATACTCTACAATTGCATCTTGAACCTCTTGTCCGAAATAAACTTTTCTTTTTTTCTTTTTAACTATTTTTTTTATTTCTTCTTTTACATCATTAGTTTTCTTTTTTGGCATCTTGTGTCTCCTCTTCAAATATCCCATCAAGAGATAATTGAATCTGTTTTAATTGTTCAAAGAAAAAACCAGTTTCATCATCTGATTCATAATGTCCTTTAGAATCTACAAGTTTCATTTTCTCAGTTGAGAATTTAATCACCTGCTGGATTTCTAAAATCAATTCTTCATATTGTGTTATTCTTCTTAGTGAGTAATACACCAGTGTAGATGTAAAGATACTTATTAAAAAAAACAATATTGATAAAAATATCCACATATTATTTACTCCTATACCATAACACCACAACCAATAAAGCGATTAGTCCTGATATTCCATTATCACCAATATTAGAAATCATATTTCCAATTGATTCTATAACACCAAATGGATCTCTAAATAATAATCCACTAACTATTGCAAAAACAAATAATGTAATTAGTAAATCATTAAGTTGTTTGAAACCATTCATTATTATATTAAACATTTTATTTTTCATTATTATCTCCTAAGCAAACAACTCGTCAAACTTTTGTTTGAGGTTATCCACTTTTTTTTGTTCATCTTTTGTTTTGGGAACTTTTGTATTCATTGGTTCTCCCACATTGTCACCCCGTTTCCATTGGTCGAACTCAATGTGTGTAGCCATCATATCAGCTTGATGTAATATGTAGGCCATATTAGAACGCAGGTTGTAATCAGGATTGTAAGACATTAAATAAGATTTATTTGCTTCGTCATACAAACCATCTGTTAATTTAATTCCAAGATATTCCTTATCTGTAACCTTGACTCCATAGTGTTGAAGTAACCATAATCCTCTATCAGGTACTTTCATATACTGAAGTTGTGGATTATGTTTATAAATTTCACCACGATTCTTTCTGTGCCAATCTGAATCTTGTGGGATATAATAATCGTGTTCCAAATCTCCAACCTTACCTAAGTCGTGATGTAAAGCTGCAAACACTAATTCCTCGTCTGTAAAGTTTATATGAGCTCCATTGTTTGCCCACACTTGTTTTAATTGTAAAGAGTTCTCTACAATGTGAAGGATGTGTTCAACATATCCACCTGGCATCGCGTTGTGGAATGCTGCCTTAGCACTAGCTGGTGCAAACATCATTCTATCTTTAAAGTCATCATACATTTTTAAGAGATTTTCTTTTCTATCATCACCAATATATTTATTGATGATAGCGATTAACTCTTCCCAATTTTCTTGTATTTGTTCTGCTGTTAGTTTTTTCATTTTACCTCGTACCTATCTTTTGT